TTCCTGGGTCACATCGGGGAATGCTTTCGGGTCGGAGTTCATCTTGTCGTAGATGGACTGATTCACCTGCGGATCGGGGCTGGCGATGGCATTGCGGATCTGCAACTCCTGCCCCTGCTCACGGAACATCTGAACGGTCGCCTGCGCCTCCACATCTCCAATCAGGCCCGTCTGTACTCCCCCGGCCACAGTCTGAGCATAAGCGCCCAATGCCGCGTTCTCTCCAGTCGTGTCTCCGCTTGCCCGCGAGTCAGCATAGGCGCTTGCAAGGCTCTTGGCCTGGGTCGCCAGGTTGATCTTGAATTCATCCGACATCAAGCTCAGACCACGCATCTGCGAAACTTCATCGAGGTGCGGGCGCAGGCTGTCGGCGTCCATTTGGATAGACACCGCAGCGGGCGACTTCGACCACCTGCTGGAGATTTCGTTGAGGCTATCCTGAGCTGATTTCAGAACGGCCGGCACGTCTCTCGAGTTCTGCGTCTTGGCAAGATTGACCTTAGCCTGCTCGACTGCCGCGTTTAGTTCGTTGCCCGCCGCCAGTGAATCGACGTGCGCCTGGGCCTTGCGAATGTGCGCCTGAAGTTGCAGATCGTCAAATGCCGACTCTTCGACTCCCTCGCCCATCTGCGCAATAGCCGCGCCACCGCGCCCAGCCTCAGCCGGAGACATGTAGGGCTTGTTTACGGGATCGAGGATGGGTACGCCGGGAGTGGGCATCTTAGTCTGAATTCGCTCCGTAGGGTGCGGGGTTGGAAACCGATGGACTCGGGTTGAATGTTCCAGCCGTGTAAGTCGATGCGGCCTTGGAGATTCCAGTCAGGAACGAGTTGATTCCGCTCATCGTTCCCGAAAACGCCGCCATCTTGCCCTGGTAGCGCTGAATCGCAGCCTGCTCCGTTCCCGCCTCTTCAATCTGCTGGCCCTTGACGGCCATGCGCGCGCGGGTAGCCGCCATGATGAGCAGGGGCGAACCCGAAGCAATGTCCACGCCTGCAGAGGCGTAGGAGCTGGCCTGCTTGCCTACGAGCGCGGAGGATTCCTGCTGATTGGCGATCATCTGGTCCTGCATGTTCTGGAGCGTGATGTCGGCGTTGTAGTCGTAGGCAGACTTTTGCTGCTTGCCTTCCTCGATGCCGCCGACGAGGGACGTTGCCGCACCCACGCCGCCCATAAGCAACCCGCCAAGTTGGGGTGTCAATTCGTCACCTCGAAGATCCGCGACCACATCTCGTTTGTCTCGCCGTTCGGCCCAAACTTCTTCAGCGCTCCCTCAAACTCGAATCCAAGGTTCATGAACAGCCGCGAGGATAGGCCGCACACGCACGTAGCTTGTACGCGTCGGAATCCGCATTCATGAGCCACCTGTGGCAACAACTCCCGCATTGCCTTCAGGCTTACTCTGAGATGCTTGCGCAGAAACGGTGTCGCCAGAAGCCACGCCTCGCCGCGGCGCCATCCCTGATTGACAATCCCCCCAGCCAATTCCGGCTGTCCATCGACCAGCAGACACCGCGATCCGCTCCCCGGAGAAAAATAGGCGCGTTCCAGTTGATACGTCAGGAGCGATGGAGACGCGCCTTGAAGCAGCCGTTGAAGAAAGTCCGGGTTGAGTGCAACGATTTCGTATTTCATCGTCAGTCCTGATTTACGTCCATGCGCCATACCAGACCGCGCAGTGTGAAGGGAAACGGATCGCTCTGGGTGATGTAAAAGGTCGATTCATCGGTCCAATCGCAATCCATGTCCCGCGTCACTTCAAGCGTGCTCATCTGCGGCTGCTGAGCCATTGTGCCGGGACCGTAAGTTATATCGTACATGTGAGCAGGATCGGTACCGAACTGTCCACCCATCGACTGGTAGAGAGAGAGCGTCACGCGGTCGAGTTTCTGCTTCATCCCGCGCGTTGTCCCACTTTGCGAGGATAGTGTCGGATTGGTGGGCTGGATGGTCACCCCATATGGAATCCCGATCGTGATCAAGTTGGCGTAATAGGGAAGATTCACCGCATCCGCCGTCACGATGGTTGGTGGCAGGATCAGCGCTCCGTCACCTACGGCTGTCACCTGCTGGCCGAGTAGATAGCTCATGCCTGTTACCTCATTAGCCACCTGCTTTACGATTCCACCGCCAGCATAAATGCCGAAACCAGTGGAATCCATCCCTACTAACTGGAAAGTGTTGGTTGTAACCTCTGAAATCGTGTACGCCTGGCTTGCGTCTTGGTTGATTTGAGTCATGCCTAAAACATCAACAATGTTGACCTCAATCCCATTTGAAAAACCGTGGTTTGGCGCCGTCACCACGCATGGATTGGCATTCGATATTCCCGTGATAGCCACAGGTCCAAGTCCTTGCCACTGCTGACCACAGTGAACAAAGAAAGCGTTGGACAGTTGGCCAAATATCTCCTGCTGCATGAAATATTCGACGTATCGTACCGTCTCGCCGTTGATGGTGCGGTTGACTACGACTACAACCTGATCTTCGATATTGGCCCCGCTGATGACCGCAACAGATTCTACGTTTCCCCCTTCTGATTGAAAGTTGATGCGGAACCATGCGAACACCTGGTCCTGCTTATTGAATACGAGACCGATGAGTTGTCCGTCATTACGAACCGCCCAGAATATAGGGTAGGGCTCCATCTGAAAGGCTGTCTGCGCGATCCCCGATGTCGCTGCGCTCGTCCCTAGTGTGATGTTTCGGTTAAGCCGGGTAAGGTCGAAGTTGTTCCACTGGTTCGTGGCGAAATCGAAAACGAGGAACGTGACAATGCGCGTCGAACGCGAGACGAATATAGCCGAGTCTGTGAGCAATTGCGGCTGCAACGGGGCCACACCCAAATTGCTCTGCTTGGCTGCGTCTACGTTGACCTGGGTGAGAGAACCTCCATTAGCTCCACTCATAACCCAAATGCCGCCCGCCGAGCCGATCAGAAGGGCATTCGGAGTGCCAAGCATGTTTAGAATCTGATCCAGTTTGTTGGAAACCAAAGTAAATTGTATGGCGTAATCATCCTCGTTTGGGTCACAGATAAAGTCTGGGTAGTCATCCTGGACGCTGCCATTCATCTGCACGGGGTTGTTGTTGCTGCCCCCCACACAGAGCCTTTCCTGATAGAGAGTTCCGCAGGCCGGGTAATCGCCCGTGGCCGCGAATAGCGCCACGACTGCGGCGCAGAATCCTCCTCCTTGGTACTGGAGATAGCTTGTCGAATTGATGGCATCTCCAGTGATTGGGTCTGTGGGTGTGAAGTACCATGCCGTCGATGTAATTGTGGTCGAGGTCCCCGATGAATCGATCACGGTTACTGTCACCGACCCATAGGTCATCAGCGTGACAATAAATTCTCCTTCATTCAACTGCGCCATACCAGAGCAAAGATTGACGTATACGCGGTCGCCATTGTTGAACGGTGGCGCGGAGCTAGTGCTTGCGAGTACGACAACGCAGATCGCCGCCTGGGAGATCAGACTGATATTCTGCCCCAAAGCCGAGTACCCGGTCTTCACCACTCCCACAGTTCCGCGATAGGCTGGTTCTCCCGGTTGCTGTCCTGGAAGTGACAAGCTGTAGGCCCATGAATTTCCGCTCATCCGCTCCACAACTGCCGGAGGATAGTTGGGATGAAATATCCACAAGACATCTGCGCTTTGTGTTGAACAATCGAGCGCGAACAAGTCCGATTCCAGGTAAGGCGTGGTCAGTTCGATCGGAGGCTGGTTGGCTGGATTGAACGGCTCCCAATATGTGGAATTCCATAGCGGCGATGAAAGACCCGCTAATAGCGGAAACTGGTCATTCTGATTCGAGGCAACACACTGGCCAATGTAGCTTGCGCCCGACCAAGACCACGGAAACAGACGGGCTTGAGTCGGAGCAGTGATCCACGGGGTCGCGTAGTAAACCGTATCTGGAGTCACCGTCCACTGCGACAAGTCCACAAAGTTTGATGTCGGGGAGTTGAGAGAACCTAGTGCTTGAACGGCCGTCTGAATCAATGCCGCGGCATTGTTGGCGCGGGTGGAATTGGCCAGAGCGATATTGATTCCCTGCGTCGGAGATGTTCCGGTGATGGTCACGCTGAGGGTGTCCGACCCATTAACCGAGAAGGTAATGGGCACGGTATTGGCATTGCTTACTCCATACGGTGCTGCGATGTAGAGGTTTCCCGCTGGGGTTCCGGTGCTCGACGCGACAAGAAGAAATGGACCGATGAGGATCACCTGGCCGGGCAGATAGGCACCTCCACCACCACCCCCTGATCCACTCAATACCACGGAAATAGTCGCGTCTCCGTCGATTGTCGCCGTGACTGCTCCGGTATAGGTTCCGCCTGCAGTGACTGAAACACTGGACACATACCACTGGGTGCCCACCTTGGTCATATGGGCGATGGCGTGCGCTCCACCCGCGCCCGGGCCGCTGAAAGTGATGGCCGGTGGGGTGGCGGAAGCGTAGTCTCCGCCATCGATTACAGGTACCGCCGTGACTGTATATGTCCCTGAGAGATTGGATGCGTTGTAATTTGTCTCGGTGGGGACCTGCACGGCGATCCCCAAAGACCATGACCCCTCCATCGCCCCTTCCCAGATTCGGATCAGGCCGGCCGAGAGTTCAAGAATAGCCCCTTGGGTGGTCGAGAATTGAAATGGAACCAGACGGCTTTTGGCATTGCCCGCGGTCGATCCTGCATAGTAGGTACCCGGCATCTTCTTGACACCGCCCTCGACAAGAGGTGTTGCGTTCTCAAGCTGAAGGCATGCGGAATTGTACTTGGCAATATCGGAGCGAAAGGCGATGAGCGGGCTGACCTCGCCGGAGTTGAACGAATTGACCGTGACGTAGGCTTTCGGAGCCATCTATCCCCTCCAGCCTCTCACCCAGCGCCCAGCATCTTCCCATGACGTGCTGCCTGTCTCGTTCGAGAAGTCGAGGCACTCATTCTGCGCCTCTGCGGAATTGAGGCTTTCGCGGTACTCTGCCTTCATCTGATCAAACTTTCCCTTGTCCTCCGTCACATTGATGGATAGTTCCATCGCCAGCCGATTGCACAGGCAGTTGACGAATCCAGGCATCAGTTGCGTGTAGTCCGAGATGAGCTGGATATAGTTAATCATGGCCGGTCCCTGGCACCCGCTGTAATTGGTCAGGGCGTAGCGACCTGCGGGGAACGGTCCGGGATAAGGGATAGGAGGGTTCGCCAGTGGCGATTGCCATCCTGCGGTCATCGTCTCAATCACATAAGGAACGTCATAGGGCCAGAACGGGGGATCTTCGCGGCGATACCAGCCAGTCCCCTCCGGTCCCCAGCCGAACCAGAACGCCCGCTTGTCTGTCGGCACGCGGTGGGGACGCACAAAGCGCAGAAGATCGGCGGGGAGTGCCCATGCTGCCTGATAGGAGTAGAGCGGAATGATGGGGCTT